TGTTGGTGACCTCGGTGAAACAGAAGTTGCTGCTCTCTTTGGGCAAACCAGTGGCTTCAAGATTGGTGAACCCAACGTGAAGCAGATCACCGAAGAGGAAGCTGAGGACGTAGAAGACTTCTAATGGCTTTCCGCTCAGGGCTGGAAGAGAAGGTTGCTGATCTTCTCTCCAATCTAGGCGTCAAATACGAATACGAATCAACCAAAGTACCATACATCCTTCAGTGCAACTACACTCCTGACTTTCTACTTCCTTCAGGTATCTACCTTGAAACTAAGGGTCACCTGACGGAAGAAGATCGTCGGAAGATGAAGGCAGTGAAGAATGCCAACCCTGACCTTGATATTCGATTTGTCTTCCAGTCGCCCTATAACAAGATCTACAAAGGATCTAAAACAACATACGCCAAGTGGGCCGAGAAACACGGCTTCCCTTGGTGTTCATTTCATTCTATCCCAATCGACTGGCTTACGTAATGTCCCGCCCCACTAAATACGGCTCCGTTGAATTCTATGAAGACGGTTTCAGTGATTACCTCGCAGATGTAGATGCAGAGAATCCGGCTACTACAGAGAACCTGATCGAAGGATTCTACCGAGCACTTGACTCCTGGTTTGATTATCACGATGCACAAGCACGAGCCTACGCAGACCTGCGAAAGCGAGTTCGTGAGGCACTTACCGTGTGAACACTGTGGGTCATCTGATGCAAATAGTTTGTATACAGATGGCCACACTTTTTGCTTTTCGTGCAATACATACACGCATGGCAACAGCGATGTTCACACTCACAACATGTTCACCAATGTATCGCTATCGGGATCAGCGCAGCGCCTCAACAAACGAGGAATCTCAGAAAAGGTCTGCCAGCAATACAAAATCTACACAGACGGAGACGTATTACGCTTCCATTATTTCGACGATGCTGGAATACTTCGCGGCTGCAAAGTAAAGACTAAAAACAAGATCTTTAGGTATGAAGGAGAGACCACTGGAACACTCTTTGGACAGCATTTGTTTCCCGCCACTGGAAAACGAGTCGTCATCACTGAAGGGGAACTCGATGCGGCTTCATGTCAAGAGGCTATGCCGGGGTGGCCGATGGTATCTCTACCTAGCGGTGCCGCAGCGGCCAGGAAGTCGGTTCAACGGGCTCTCCCCTGGCTCCAGGGTTATGAGGAGATTGTCTTGTTCTTCGACAATGACGAGGCAGGCCGTCAAGCGACGGAGGAAGCAGCAAGCGTCCTACCACCTGGCAAGACGAAGATCGCACGACTGGAGAACTATAAGGACGCATCAGATGCCTTACAAGCCAACGACACGGAATCGATTCGTCGAGCGATTTGGGACGCTAAGCCGTACCGTCCTGACGGCATTGTCGATGGCAAAAGCCTGCTTGAGTTAGTCACAACACCATCACCACCATCAGATCATGAGTACCCATTCAACGGGCTGCAAGGGAAGTTACACGGTATCCGATACGGAGAGCTTGTCACAATTACTGCAGGATCAGGTATTGGGAAATCATCTTTCTGCAGGGAGCTTGCGACTTCTCTTCTTCAAAGAGGAGAACGGGTCGGTTATCTGGCTCTTGAGGAATCGAACCGTAGAACCGCTCTGGGACTGATGTCCGCAGCAGTCAGTAAATCACTACATCTAGGAGAACATGACCGAGCTACTCTCACCGAAGCGTATCAAGCAACTCTTGCTAACTGGAATCTCTTTCTTTTCGATGGCTTTGGTTCTTTTGATCCTGATCTCATCTACAACCGAATTGAATACCTGGCAGCGGGTCTTGATGCAAGGGTCATCTTTCTAGATCACCTCTCAATTCTATTGAGTGGTCTTGATGGTGATGAACGTCGAATGATCGACACCACCATGACAAGACTGCGTTCTCTTGTTGAACGTACTGGTGTTGCCATGTTCCTTGTCTCACATCTACGGAGAACAACTGGTGACACAAACCACGAAGAGGGTGCCCGCGTCACTTTGGGACAGCTGCGTGGATCTGCAGCAATTGCACAACTGTCTGACGGAGTTATTGCACTCGAAAGAGACCAGCAGAGCGCATCTGGAGGAAGTGATACGACTGTGCGAGTCCTCAAGAATCGCTATTCAGGCGAAGTTGGCGTCGCGTGTCATTTGAAATACGATCTATCCACCTGTAAGTTCCATGAAACAGAACCAGAAGAAGAGTTTGACCCAACGACAGATTTCTGAACTAAAGCGTCCAAACCCTCCAACACCTGAAGCAATCAAGCGAGCACAGTTTGTCGATAAGACATACGTGTGGAAGCCTCAATGAATCTGATCTTTGATATTGAGACAGACGGCTTAATCAATGATTGCACCAAGGTCCACTGTATCGGCATATTTGATCTCGACACCAATCAGACTCTTGTCTTCAATGATGAAGGGGCTGAGCAGCCAATTACGAAAGGTGTTCAACTCCTTGAAGACGCCACTAACATTGTGGGTCATAACATTATTGGTTACGATATTCCTGTATTACGCAAGTTTTACCCCTGGTTTAGCCCACGTGGCAGTGCTCTGGATACTTTGGTCCTTAGTCGCTTGTATCACACTAATCTCCTAGCGATTGACCAGAAGAATACCTGGAAGCATATGCCACAGCAGCTATATGGGAGACACTCCCTAGAGGCTTACGGTTACAGGTTAGGTGAATACAAGGGATCGTTTGGTAAGCACACTGATTGGAAAGAGTGGTCTCAAGAGATGCAGGACTACATGTTACAAGACGTAATCGTGACTAAGAAACTTTGGCATCATTTCCACAAATACCTGAATGGGTAGAACTAGAGCACAGGGTTGCTCAAATACTTACTGAACAAGAATTACATGGGTGGCACTTTGATGAGTCTGCTGCACGGGAACTTGAATCGAGTCTCCGAAGAGAACTGGAAGCACTTACTCAATTACTACGCAACAGGTACCCTCTCATCTTCGATCGAGAGTTCACTCCTAAGCGAGTTAACAGATCCCTTGGCTATGTCGAAGGAGCAACTGTCTCAAAGCTAAAGGAGTTCAACCCTACAAGTCGTGATCACATCGCGTGGATCATGAAGAACCACCACGGTTGGAAACCTGATAAGAAGACCAAAGCTGGCAAGACTGCCATCGATGAGGTTGTACTTAAGGATATAGGAACCGAGGAGGCTTTGCAGTTCTTCCGTTGTCTTGAGCTTACGAAACAGCTAGGCATGTTGTCTGAGGGCAACAACGCATGGCTGAAGCTTGTTAGAGGCGAACGTATCCACCACCACTGTTCAGTCTCCACTAACACGCACAGATGTGCACATCGAAATCCCAACCTAGCTCAGGTCCCAAGTGACCTTAACTTTAGAAAGTTATTCTGTGCTAGCCCTGGCTATGTCATGGTTGGTGCTGACCTTAGTGGTATTGAGCTGCGTATGCTTGCTCATTATCTGGCTAGATACGATGGAGGACGCTATGGGGATGTACTTCTCAACGGTGACATACATCAGGAGAACGCCGACAAGATAGGCATCTCAAGGCGACTAGTCAAAACCGTAACTTATGCGTTTCTTTATGGTGCAGGCGATCAAAAAATCGGCCTCTCGTTCGACCAAAGCCTTTCCCCGGACCAGGCCAAAGCAAAAGGGGCTGAAATACGAAGTGCTTATGTTGCTGCCATTGACGGCTTGGATAGTCTTCTTACCGCTGTTCGTCAAGCAGGTGAGCGAGGCTCTATCCGGTCCATAGACGGTCGCAAGATCCTCGTTGACAGCCCCCACAAAGCGCTGAACTACTTGCTCCAGTCAGGAGCCGGTGTAGTTGCAAAGCGTTGGATGGTAATAGCCAACGATAACTTTCCAACCATAGACAACGACTATTTATTTCACACTCACCAGCTTGCATTCATTCACGATGAACTGCAATGGGAATGCTTACCTGAGTACGCAGAAGATCTCAAGAACCACCTTGAGCTGTGTGCCTCGTTAGCCGGTGAGCACTACAACCTCCGTATCCCTATTGCTGCCGAAGGGAAGATCGGATCCACCTGGGCAGATGTACACTAATGGCTGTTAAATCAAAGACTATATTGGGACGTGTTGAGTTCAAGTCCCGAGCTAAATTCAAACGTACCCATCAAGGTAATGGGACACGATCTCTACCTAAACGTGGTCGCAAACTGAAGCGAGGTCAGGGATGAGTCTTCTCATTGACGCTGACTATATCGTTTATAAATGCTGCGCTGCTACTGAGACAGAGATTGACTGGGGTGATGATCTTATTACTGTTACCAGTCGGTTCTCCGAGGCCTATGAGTATGTAGAGCGAGAGCTGTACAACATAGCCAATGACCTAGGACATTTTGACGATTGCATTCTGTTTTTTTCTGATTCTACTAATTTCCGTAAATCTCTCTATCCAGACTATAAAGGACATCGAAATAGAAAGAAGCCGTGCGGCTACAAGAGGGTCATCAACAAACTCAAGGAAGACTACACGGTTGTTGTGATGCCCACATTGGAGGCTGATGATGCCTTGGGTATCTATGCCACCAAAGAGGAGGGTCACATCATCTGCAGCCCTGACAAGGACATGAGGCAGATCCCTGGCAAGTTGTTCGACCTATCTGATGGTGTTGTGACCATCACCCCTGAAGAAGGGAGACGCTGGCATCTGATCCAAACAATGGCTGGTGATCAGACAGATGGCTACGCCGGTATTCCT